ACAAGATCCTGAGCGTCATACCGTCTATCTCTTTCGTTACCTGGCCGTCTTCGGTGACGACCTTCTGGCCGTTGGCTTTGATTACTTTCCTGGCCCAATCCCAGGCCGAAGCCGGGGTGCTGGCCTCCATATATCTTATGCTCATCTAAAGTCTCCTGGACCAAAGGTCTTGCAGGGCTTGTCACCTTGATGGGATTTGGCTATCTTCAGAGAAGATACCCACAATTGAGGTGCTGGCTGGACATATGGGCACTCATCGATCAAAAAGGGTACACCGTCTACAGGATTTCCTTTTTCGTCCTTACTCCCATGGGTTGCTCTCGGATCTATGTTTAACTGAAAGATAAGGGGGGGCCCTCTGAAGTCCACATCTCCATGTATGTATCCAGGTGGATCCAGAGGTCTGGACAACGGACTAACTTGCTGTACCTTATCGAATGAACCCGACATGCTCATGATGTTTTGATGCCTATTGGCATAGTAGTCCTTGTCGTCCTGTTTATGGGATAGTTCTTCTCTTATGTCTTGCTGGAGAAGGTTAATCTCGGCTATTACGTCATCTTTGTTGTTTCCTGCCATAAGCTGACGCTTGATTAAAGTTAGTCTATAAAGTAACTTAGGTTCCCACATCTCAATCATCTCTTGGTAGCTTCACACATCGGTTCTTGCCTTTCCAGTTCTTGCCTTCTATCATTGCCCGGGCTTCATTGAGATAGCATTCAGGGTGCTTGAGGAGATAGCTTCCTGGACCAGACTCTAACTCTTCTACTTCGATTGTCCTACTGATCAGAGCAGGAGATACTATACCGAACCTGGCTAGGCATTCACACATAAGTCGAAGATAGTTCAAGGCCCTTGGATCATACTTGATAATCTGTTCCTGCTTAGGTTTGCCTAGAGCTATCCATTCCAAAGCTCGCTTTAATTTGCGTTTATCTATGAGTGCTTCGACTTTCTTAGCAAACTCTGAGTACATCCCATACCGATATCTCTCTAGTATGCGGCTAATGATGTCTTTGTTGAAGGGTGAGTGGTCTAGGATATATCTATCAGAGTACCCTCGGACTTTCATGTCAACTACCCAGAACTCGATGTTATATGGTAAGATTGCCTGGTTATCTTTACCCATAAGCCCTCTTGACTACTCGACATCTCCGGCAGATCTGCTTTTCCTTCTTTTCGTCGAGCCAGGTCCATTCATGGGGGCATTGGCTGTTCGCTCCGAACTCGTCTTTGATCGTGCCGCACTTCCTGCAGATCATAGGGTTCCTCATGCCAGCCACCCAGACATCCGGGCCTGGTTTTTCCCATACATGATTGCACTCGATACGATTAAAATCTTCTGGTGTAAGTCGGTTCAACCTAATATCTCCTCCTGCTTCTTCCGGTGCTGATAAACCGGGCTATGGCGATGTTATTCTTGTCTGAGTACTCCTGGAGGCCGCCGAAGGTGCGCTGCATGTACTCTATGGCTTGGCCTGTCTGGTCGACCTGATCATCGTTTCTTGATCCTGGGAAGTTTACCATTTCTGAGATGTACTCGTTTGTCCAGTCCGCATTCCTGATCCATACGTTCTTAGATTGGAAATAGGGAGTAACGGCGGCGGCTCTGGCCTCTTTGGTCCTTGTTGGTGGTACGAGAATTATTCCACCAATTTCTGTATGAAGCATGTCTTGAATAGCCTCACCATTTGCCGCTTTCTCGAATAGCTTTGCGGATATTGAAGGGTAAGCTAGGAGAATCCTTCGGATCTCGGCTAAAGTCTCAGTGAAACTAAGCTTGGCATGAAGCTCATAATCTAGGTACATGTTAGGTGGTTTCCAAGCCCAGACCCCAATAGCTACATAGTCCCTTGATTCACCTTTCCCAAATGTGGCATCGAGGGATAGAATCCAGTCATCCGGTTTAACTGGAAGCTTATCATAGAACTGGAACCAGTCTCGCTGGAACATCGCACCGGCTTTGGGGCTCGGCCTCTGCTGGAACTGGGCTGCGTAGACGTACTCCCTGTTCTTGTATTCGGCTATCTGTTCCGGGCCCTCTCTCTCGGGCCAAAGGAGATCTCCCTCTTTGCGGCTGTGGATTAGCCTATGGCCCGGTAGAGGGGAGTAGAGGTCTTCGTCTTGCTCGGCTACGAGAGGGATTCGGAGAAGAGTCCAGCCGTTGCCTTCGAGGACATGGCCGTTCATATCGGTGATGTCTAAGCCGGTTAGGGCTCCGGTCATGTCGTGCTGGTGGAGGCGCTGCTGGATGCCAACGATGGCCCCCATCCGCTTATCGTTCAATCTTGATGCAAATGTGCTGAAGTACCATTCGTTTGATCGCTCTCGTTCGGTGTCGGAGATGGCTTGACCGGGGTCAGTAGGATCATCGATGAGAAGCCGATCTCCGCCAAGGCCGGTTGCCCTCCCACCAACGGATGTAGCAATCATGACTCCGCCAAGGGTTGTGCCGAATTCGTCTTGGGTGTTCAAGTCTGGTCGGAGCGGCATGGGCCACCGGGATTGATACCAGGGGCTTGATACAATGTCTCTGCGTTTTCGGGATAGGGTAGTCGAAAGGGACTGGACATATGTTGAGACTACCCAAGATTGCGAGGGTTTGATGGCCGCCCACTCCCAACAGGGCCACATAACTGAGACTAGGGTACTCTTAGAGTACCTCGGGGGGATGTTGATCCAGAGGCGCTTGATTATCCCCAGGCTCACGGCCATGAGGTACTCACAGATCAGGATGATATGCCAGTTGTCGAGGAAGGGTACGCCGGGCTCGACTAAGGGCCAGGCTTGCTTGACAAAATCGTGGAGGTGCTGCTCTGCATTGACCTTCAGCCTAGACTCTATGTCTTCCAGCAGCTTAATTTTTCCTTCGCGGTTTTCGTGTTTATGTGGGACGATCTGCGAATCGGTTCCGGGCATGGGGCTAATTTCCTTCTTGGAATTGGTCAAAGCGTTGAATCATGGTGTTCTGTTGGCCTGGTTTGATGCGGATTTCATCGGTTTGGTTATGATTCTGGCTCTGGTTTTGCAGGTTTTTCGGATTGCTCCAGAGAGGTTTCCGGGGTTACGAGAGATAATTCTTTCCGGGCTTCATCCAATGAGGTTTTTTGAGTTTCAGCGGCACCATACCCGAGCATCGAGTATTGCACTTGGATGCGGCGATCTAGCTCTTCGACTGAGACACCTGTATAGCGGATGTCTGATTGGATCGGTCCGCCGTTGGAGCCTGTCATCTGGACATTGCGCTTATCTGACCATCGCTCAGGAACCCGATTGTAGAGATAGACCTGGATGGCTGTGACGTTGCCGGATTCAGCCGCATCAAACAGAGCATCCTCTACGACATCATTTTTCCTAGACGCCTGATCCATTTCAGCTTCATCAAGTGCATCAGCCAATGCAGGATCGTCCTTGAGATGGGCTGATAGTGTCTGCCTGGCTATGCCTATCTCGGCCAGAGCAGCAGATCGCCTCATGCCTTCTTCTCTGATCAGTCGAAGGAATTCTTTCTTTTTCTTTGTCGTAAATTTGTACGGTTTGATCTTGTAGGGATTGCCTTTAAATTCGTTATCCTTTGCCTTTGTTTTGGTCTTTCGTTTACTCTTTTTAGTCATTTCTTAATCACCGCGCCCCAGTAAATCATAGAGCCTCTGAGATAGAGCGACTTTTTGATAACCTTATACGGTTTAATATATTCCACAAACCAAGGATATATATATATATATATCTCTTAAAATATAAGTTGTGTGCCTTTCGTCTCTCTTTAATATCAAGGTTGTGGAGTACCTCGCCATCCGGCTTTTTGAAAGTGCCCGACCTTATAATTGCTTGCCTAACCCCGTCTGTGAAGAAAAGAGTTAGCTGGTCTGCCTTGGTTGTGTTATTCCACCACGCCTTGAAGCTATTATACGGCATATTATAAGCATCGAAATCTGCTAGGGTGAATTCATCAGAGACTCCATGAAAAGGCCATAAATCGCAATCGTAGACTTTGATGTTTGATCCTGATAACCTGGATGAGGCGGTCTTAACTCGCATCGGGTCAAGATCTGCACCGTAGACCTTGTAAGATGAATAGAGTTCTACTGCTAGATCACCATCTCCGATGTATGGAACATAAGCTATGCCACCACCTTTCCTGGGCATGAGCTTCTTTCTTAAGGCCACCTTGCGGAAAAACTGCACATGCTGCTTCTTTCCGGCTGCTTCAAACATGCCTTCTACCATGAATCGATATAGCAATCTCTGGATTAATAACCCTTTCTATCAAAACGAAATAAGATTTTGAGTTTTCCGTACATTTTAAGCTATTTTTAAAAAATCGTGGCGATGCGTATTTTATTTGCAACTCTTTTAGAATTCGATTAAGCCAACTTAATATGGTTGGCGGGTGTTAGTATGGCTGCTTTAAGGTTGAGGCGTTAATAATAATCCATTAGACACTCTTTTTTATATTATCTTTAATGACTTTATTTATATCAGGTTTCACCGTGTCGGAGCATAACGGTTTCGCTTTGATGAAATAGCCAATCGATAGCAGGCAAGAAAATGATTGGAACAAAAGGAAAAGAAGTGACTACTCCCGCCAATAGGGGCTGTATCCCGCCTTTGAAAAGGCGGGGATTAGCCATGCTTTAGTCCTAAACCTCCCTTCTAATCGGTATCGCCTCATAGGTATCGCCTCAGATCGTCCTTGATGTAGTACTCTTTATGGTAGTGCTTCAGGAGACTTACTGCCCTATGGCCAAAATCTGCCCAGTCTATCGTTTTGCTGAGGGCATTGTGGTTCAGAGTTCCCACCTTGAAAAGGTCTACGTATTCATGCATCTCCTCTATGATCTGGAGGCTCTGATCTGGCTTTATAACAGGCTCTAAGCTGGCCCATGTCTTTATGCCTTTTGCATGGGCTTTTTTGATTGCCAGCATTCGATCTTCTGGAAGTGCTGCATTTGGCTCCCATTCTAGGGAATCTTTGGACTCGACGAACGTAAGAGAGCTGGCAAAGACATCTTTAGGGCCATATTGGTCGAAGTCTCTGACTGCCCTGGTCCCACCTTTGGTCAGGATCTGGAAGGGGACGTTGTACTTGCGGAATAGCTTTATGGCCTTCCTGGTGGTTTCGGTTTCCGCTTCACATGGCTGGTAGGGGTCGCAGGTGAAGCTCATCAGGACTGGTTCTATATCATGACCTCCTAATTGCCTGAGGTCTAGCTCTAGCTTGTGCAGGATGTCTTGGCGTGGTGCCGCCTTAGCAAAGCTTTCTCGGGTCTTCCTGGTTGCGGAGGGAGCATAGCAATAGAGACAACCATGCTCGCAACCAGCGAAGAGATTGGCGGCCATTGCAGCATATTCTCGGGCTCTGCCTTTGGGCTCATAGATTACGGTCAACGGCGACATTGGTGTGTTGGTTGGAGTTCTTATCAATGTAGTTTGCATTTCTTGTTTCCCCGATTGATATTTAGGCATGTAACACCTTAAACTTTTTGCCAGGTATTGAAATTCGACCGAAAAGAAAGAATTTCGGTTTGGTCGATTATTCCAGTATTACAACACAAGCGTTGACGCCTGTTCCACTTTGCTTAAATGATCCCTCGGGTAGTGATATGATCCTACCATCGGTTGATGTAATCAGTTCGCGGAAAGTTCTGGCCTTTCTGTCTTCTCTGAATTTGATACCTGCACTCATGACTGATACGAGTCTGCCACCGGGTCTCAGGAGTGTGTAGGCTTTGGTGACATGAGATATGTCCTGCTGTCGCTCGAAGGGGGGATTCATTACTACCCGGTCAAAGGTCATGTTTGAATCCAGTTTCATAAAATCCGGTTCTGGAAAGAGTGTTATCTTCGGCATGCCTTCAGCCAGGATGGCGGTGCGGTTTTCTGGTAGCAGTTCACAGGCGAAAACGTTGGCACCACGATGAAAAAGTTCTGTGGTTATGTTTCCTTGGCCTGCTGATGGCTCCAGAACATCTTGCCCAGGCTTAATGTCTGCTAGGTCAATGAGCTGCAAGACGACGTTTTTTGGTGTTGGAAAATAACCGTTCTTTCTCGGTGGTGTTACCTCGCCAGTGAGGATAGCATTATCCAGTTTATCGGAGGGGTCTGTGCTGAATACGTGGCCTTTGGCTTTGCGATTCCATTTCCCACCTAATGCTTCAAGTGCTTTGTTTACCTCTTGGTAGAGCTTGCGGTCCAATTGACCGCTATTGAGGGTTACTGTATTGCTTTCTACTGTCGCAGCACTCAATATGGCTAATACGTTTTCAGATAGTATTGATTTCTTCATATTTCATCACCAATTTCAGTAGATCCAGGTCTTTCGGGGGTCGATCTTCTTGCTATTGAAGTCTCTGGCTTCTTCTTGATTCATGCAGCCTGTACGGTGTTCTTTGCAGTTGCAGATTGGTTCTTCTGGTAGCTCGTCTAGGGCCCGGATTATCCTGCCCTCGATCCTCAGTCGCTTTAGGGCTGCCGCTTCGCATTTGGGTACATTGACACAGCCAATGGTTTTGCATTCAGCCCATCCGTTGCTGGCTACACAAAGCTGCTCAGGATAGATCTTATTCATGATGCTTGCCGTATGGAGCTGGTAGTCTCTGGCGGTTATGAGCATCCTCAGCTTCTTGGACTTTTCGCCTTTGGGAAGCTCGCTGAGGGTTACGTCTACTATGGCTGCGTCTATATCATCTATTAACTGCTCGAATAACGATTTCACTTTAAGTCACTCCAATTTGGTTACATATATGTTTGCTTCCTTAAGCAATTCTAGGCCCCTGTCATCTGGATAGGGCTCTGCATAGACTACGTTGCGCACTTTGGCCTGGATTATCAGCTTAGCACAATGGAAACAAGGCTGATGGGTGCAGTAAAGGGTTGAGCCCTCGGTGGTTAGGCCGTGGACGGCTACCTGGATGATAGCATTCTCTTCGGCGTGGACGGCGTAACAGTCCTCCAGCTCCTTGCCAGGTTCCATCCTGCGGCAGTTCTCGCAATGAGGTAGGCCTGAGGCCGGGCCATTGTAGCCTGTGGCAATAACTCTGCGGTCTTTGACCAGGACCGCGCCTACCTTGCGATGGAGACAATGGCTCCGGCTAGCTGCAAGCTCGGCCAGGGACAAGAAATATTCCTGCCAAGATTGACTGCCGTCTAGGTAGGTCATCGCCCTCTTGTACTCCGGGCCAGGACCCCAGGTCATGACCTTGCCGCTTTTGGTTATTTCTATGATACCGGATAGCCGCATGTCCTTGAGGTAGCCGCCGTTGAAGCCTACTCCAGTTGCCTTTTTTGGGCCACTTTTCAGGGATATGAGCCACTTTTTCTGGTCATCGGTGAGCTTGTGCTTGAGTTGACTGCTGAATCCAGTTAGCTGAGCCATTTATTCGTCCTCTATCTCTTCGTCTGGTATTCCTGGTGTCTCGTTCTTCCTTCGCTCGTCTCTGAGCCGGTACTTCTTGACCTCGCTCTCCGGGATCAAGGGTTTCGGTATCCAGAACCGCTTTGACTCATCTTTATCTTGCCAAAGCCGTCCTCTGCAATGCTTTTCATAGATTCTTGTCTGGAAGCTGCATTTTGAGCTTCGGATTTCTTTGCCGTTGATGGTCTGCCATTGGTAGCCTCGGAAAAACCAACAGGTTTCGCAGTCGAACCTGAAGCCTTGAGGGTACGTAGGCGGTAAATCTATTGGTGGCGGCTTGTCTGGTTTGGGTGGAACTATAGCTCCGAATGATTCTAATGTCTGCTGCATAAGCTGTTACACCTCCAATCCCATTCTTCCAAGTACCTCTTTTAGCTTTTGCTCGAAAGCTTCACTGGGTAATCTGCCTTTCTTATCTCCGCCGTCAAGCCAGTTAAGGTGTTTTCCGGTCGTTGGGCCCCAGTCGTTCTCTCTTACGAATGTTCCTTGGATGCCGTCATCGAATCCCACTATGTACTTGGGCATGGCTCACTCACCTCCGTACTTCCAGGCCTTATAGCGGAACCTCAGGCTATCGTAAGAGTCCGAGAGGAACATTCCCGGCCCTGACCAATAGATCTTCATTATGTTCTTACGAAGCCAATCTGGCTTCCTGATCCTTCCGATTGCCGCATAGCCCAATAGGCTCAGTCCAAGTGTCCAGTCAGAATAAGACCTCAGAAGGAAGAGATCTGCCTTGTGCTTCTGTTGGCTATGGAGAGAGATTAGGTCCCCCTTCCACCTTCTCCTAAAGAGAGTTGGCATGGCTCACACCAGCCTCTCGTCTTCCCCGCCGATCTCCAGGCAGGCCTCGCCTATGAGCCTGGTTAGCTCGCAGACCTTATCTGCCGGGATTCTGGTGCCGCTCTTGGACCAACCCGTATATCTTTCGCTTTGAACGTATTCCCGGATGTCCAGGCCGATACTGCCCTTGTACTCGGTGATCTTCACGACGATATCTGTGGTGTCATTCTTTCTTATGCGCCCTATTTCCTTGTCCATTTTAGATCAAACCCTTCTTCTTTGCTTCTTGGATTGAATACCCGAAAACCATTATGTGAGGCGTGGCCGCCATGTGGATTCTGGCATCCGATCTGGCCTGTGCCACGGTGTCTCTTCTTGTAAGAACCTTCTTGCAGTGGTGGCAAAAGCAGACTCCGGCCATCTTAACTCACCTTCCTTACTGGTTTGTTATCCTGATATGCTTCTTTCAGTGGTTGCCAGTCCTCTTCCGTGTTCAGACCAAGGATCTCTGCCAAGAGGTTCATCTCTGCTTTTGCCTCTTCTCCGAACTCGGGGGTGATGGGGTTCGCCGAGTATGCCGCCGTCTTCTTCGCCTTTTCTAAAAGCTCTGTGAAAAGGGATTCTAGCTCGGCCTTTACCGGGCCTTTGCTTCTGGCTATCCGGGCCTTGATTGATTCCATCTCAAAACACCACCAGTATTACAAATTCGATCACAACGCCTATAGGTACTGCTATGCTCAGCAGTTTCTCGAATGTTTCGTTTTCCATGTCCTGTCACCCGATTTTAAGTTTTGTATAAATCCTATAGGACGTTGTTAGTATAAGTAGATTATGGTTGCTAGTGGCTT